CTTGTAATGAAAGGGTCGTTCGAGTTGCACATGTTTATTGTGACGATGCGTCGCGATTTTAAAGTAGCCATCGTTCGGTCCCCATTGCGGGCCCCAAGTGTTCCGACAAATCCAGTAGGGAACCGATTCGTAGGTGAAAGAACTGGTTTGCACGTCGGCGGCGACACCCCAACCGACGATGACGACCGTGATGGCGCCGACGAGAGACGCGGGAGACGCGAATTTGGTGTGCGGATGATGAGTGACGACACGATCGAGATAGATGCCGTGTTCACCGAAATGACCCGACAAGAAATTGGAGTAGACCAACATACCGGCTATGACGGGTCCTTGAGTGACGATCGCTTGTTTGATGGCGTCAATGTCCGTCAGCCAGCGCACATTGTCGACGGTGGCTTGAATTTTAGAGAGACACGAGCAACGCGGCGTGGTCGACGACGACAATTGACTGACAAGTTGCGCGGCATTACCTTCGGCCGAGTGACATTTCATGCAAGGTGTGTAGTCGAACGCGGGTTCGCCGTGAACGATGCGTCGATCTTGCAGAGTCGAGACGACGGTGACGGCGAAATTGTTGGCACACGTTCCCTGATGACGGGCGACGGGAAGAGACACGTGATGACGCCAATCGAATTCGACGGGAAAGACATTTTGATGAGCAGCAGCAGCGACCGTGGCGGCAATGTACTTGTTGAATTGCAAATCGGTTTTGTAGAGACTGAAAATGGGACAATCTTCGCCGCCGTGGTCGTTGTCGCTGCGATGTTGCCGCACGATTTTATCGACGGCCGTGTGTTTGACGGGTTGCGCTGCAGGATGAGCGGGATGCAGAGGAACTACTTCTTTCGCCATGATGGAATGCGATTGTCTGGCCGGTGAGTGGGCGAGAACATCGGAAAACTGGGGCATTTGCGTCAACGGTTGACCGTGAGCGTGCGGGTAGTCACGAGGTGGTTTTTCTTTTTCGTAATGAGAGGTTTTATCCATACTTTTATTGTTCAGAGGTTGATTTCCCTGAAGCTGAGAATACGTCAGATAATTGTTCATAATTTATTCTACATTTACCTGAAATAAAAAAAGGTAAATCAGTCTCGACATTGAAACGATGCCCAGCGCATGGAACTAAAAAGAAACCCATTGTGGGTTATTTAAGCTGTGTTGCTGACAATGCCAAGTAGTCGTGGAATTGAAACGGTGACGAACGCTCGTGTTTTGAAAGTTGCATCAAACGTTCACCATGTCGGAAAATTTAGTCAGTACCATTTTAGAACTACTCAATGACTTGGTTAAAGCACAACAAAATACAGTGGACGCATTTATAGATAGAATATCTGTCAGGTATTCTCTGAACGAATTGGAACTGCGAACGTTGTGGAATGGCAGTGACCCTGATACTGTAGCGACTTTAGTCAACGACGACAACAAGTGCACTCACACGTTCACCAAAGGTCAACGTATCGGGCAACAGTGCGGTCAAAAGAATTCCGGAAACACGACGAAATGCAGCAAACACCAAAAGAAATTGAAAGAGCAACGATCGACGACCGCCGCCTCGACCACCATCACGACGTCGTCGACAACCGTGACCGACGACGGCATGCGAGACATTCCTCTGATGTTTAGTAAAATCACTAGCGTTTTGGCTTCGGATACGGAAGACTCTTCGGATTAAATTTCAAAAACACATTATATATTTTTGAAATTTTTTAATAACGACGACCCCAAGAAGCGCCCACGACTACTGGAGCTGGATTTGGAGCTGGAGCTGGAGCTGGAGCTGGATTTGGATTTGGCGGAGGTGCTGGATTTGGATTTGGCGGAGGTGCTGGATTTGGATTTGGCGGAGGTGCTGGAGCTCTCGAATTTCGTTCTTGTACAATGAGATCAATGTCAAAGACTTTTTGATTAAACGGTTTAAATTCTGAATTGATGACGGCCTTCACGTCGACGCTCATAACATCTTTAGTCAATAGATAGTTTGGTGGAATGGCCGGAGTCGTTCCCTCGGGCATGTACAATGGCATACGCATGGGATCGAGTCGCATGAGGGCCGTTTGACTGTAGGCATTTTCGACGAGATGCAACAGTTCATAGCCGACGATGGCGTCTCCGTCCAATTCCATTTGAGCTTCGCGCAAAAATTGCAACGTATTGTAGCCGCGATTGCGAGCCAATTGAGCCAGAAATTTATCGCCCGTGTCGCCGCAACCGTAGTAGACCAACGTCTTTTTAGTGACACCGTTGACGGCTCGAGTGTCGTACCTCAGAGATTTACCGGCGGCCATTTCGCCGACGAGTCGATCGAGAGCTTTGGCTTTGTAGCGAATAGTGTTGGCAAAATAGTTGAAGATTTTATCGCAACCGGGATTGTTGCTGGTCGCTCGTTTGTTGACGGCGCACACGCTGACAAAAGCATCGGCTGTAAATTCAGCCGATTCCGAATCGCGACGCAAAAACGACTGGAAATCACGACCGCCGTACAAAACGATTTGGTCGTTGGCGGCACCCAACAGTTTCATGGCGTGCACTTTGTTGTAGGCCACCAAGGTTTTACCCAACGGCAAGTAGAGTCCCGAACCGCGAACGGGATAGTAATAGGTGCCGACAAAAAGAGTCGGGTCGGCGAAAAACGAGTACATGGGTCCGAAACGAATGACTTCCAAATAGGGTCCAACTTGACCCAAAACATTGGCGTCTTGATCGAGAGTCACGCCGTTGGGTACGCGGAAAAACTGATTCGTCACATCGCGACGAGGTGTAATGGGCGTGGCTGGTTGAATTTCCGGAGGCATTTTGTAGTAGATTTCCAATTTTTGGTAGCGACCGACGAGATCGGCTTCGCTCATCGACGACCACGATGTCGCCGGTGAATTGGGATAGACGAGTTTAAAGTATTCGACCAATCGATCTTTTTCCGTAGCCGGTTTCAAAGCGCCCGAAGCGATAGCCGCTTTGACTTGATCCAATTCATTGAAAATGGGCGATTCGGGCTGTCCAAAACGGACGATATTGTTGCACGTCAACAAAACCGAATCGCCGACCCAGTTCAAGACACCGCCTTTCGTCTGACATTCCTCTTTGGATTTAAACATGATTTCTTGCGACGTGGGGAACGCGCCGTTCGGGGTCGGACCCGGTTTCGGAGGAGTGGTACCCCCGCCACCACCACCACCACCACCGGGAGTAGGACTTCCGCCGCCACCACCACCACCACCTGGAGACGGACTACTGCCGCCATCTCTACCAAAAGGGATCGTCATCCACATGAGCCAAGGAGTCACAATCATAATTATTATTATGGCGATGATTTGACTTCTTTCTAACATTTATTATTTAAAAAATCAAAGGATGGTATCGTTTTAAAATAGGATTGTATAACGGCGTCGGGGACAATGCCTGATTCTTGACATTTGGCGTCGTAAACTTGTTGGTAGCAAGCGAGAATTTCAGGCGTTTCCAACTCGATAATTTCACCATGAGTTTTAATCATGATCGTTTTAAATTTTTCGATTTGCTCCAAGTGTTGAGTGTACAGAGCGGCGATGGTGGCCATTTTGTTGCGTTTGACAATGTACGTTTCAACGGGATCTTTGGCTTTGGTTTCGTCAACGTCGTCCAGTAGCGCTTTGGTTCGATCTTGAAGTTCTCGAGTCGTGTCCTGTTCGCTGGCCTCGGCGCGTTTTCGCATCTCTTTTTCGGCCTGTTGATAGTCGTCATCGAGAACAACCTTATCGACGACTTTACCCATGATGGCTTCACAGATGGGGAAAGGACGACCGACGACGACGGTGTGAATCTTGTTGCAACTGTCTGTTTTTCTGATGATTTTTCTGGCAGCCGTAGCCGCTTCTTCTTCGGTGGCGTAGACGCCTCTAATTTTGGCGAAAGCCAACACGTTGTACTTGTTGATGCCGCCGGGAGCGGCTGGGAAAAAACTAAAAAGAGCATACTTTTGACCTTCGATGGGTGGATCTTGAACGGCGCGTTCCACCTGCGGGTAGTCGACAATGTGCAATGCGGCGCAAGCGGCTCGCGTTTCTTCCAACGTCAAAGGCGGCACAAACGGGTCCGGTTGCCATCTTTCTTTTTTCAATCTTAGACTCATTATAATAATATAATAATTTCTTAGTACAAGCTCACTTTTTAAACTCTCAATTTACAAAACAGGGAAACCCATTGTACCGCCGGCAATGCGGATAATATTGTTGACGATGACGGTGACTATAAATTCGAACGTCTGACCGAAATTGGTGCCCGACAAGACGGGGCCTGTGCCGTTACTGGCTATGATGGCGTCATCGCTAGCAGCTGGCACCAAGCTGACGTTGGACAATTTACCGTAATTGGTACTGCCCATGGGATCGAGATCGTTGAATTTCAACGAATACGAATACAAATGGTAGCCAGTGTCGGTGGGACAAGCTGGAGCGTGATAGTAGGGATTGACTAGACTGAAATAATCGCTACCCATGTTGGAAAAACGATTGGAATTCTCGTAGATGAGCGTCGTGTGCTTGATGGGATCGCGAGCGTAGCGGCTTTCGTAATCGATAGCTGTAGTAGTTGGAGTGACGACGGGAGAGGCAGTCGTGTAATTGGACCACTGATTGGCAAATGTGGAATTGCGAACCTGGAAAAAGAGGGCTTTGACGGCGTGATTGAAACGAACGTCGTAGCTAGGAACTGGATTGGCTTTGGGATTGAACGATTGACGAGGAGCGATTTGAACTTGTTCAATCAAAATGGTACGTTGAGATTTACCCATCAGAATACGTTCCTTGTTGCTGACGATGGCGTAGTTGGCCCATACTTGAACGCTTTCCAAGACGGGAGCGGCATCGATATCGACACCGACAACAGGCACGTTGACTTGAGCTCCGGCGGCGGCTGCATTGTCCAAAATGAGCAATTCTTTCCAGTCGCGGAACTGGAAATTAATGTGCATCTCGTTGTAAGGGATGGCAGCGGTGGGTAGAGAGACGCCAACATCGCGAGTGAAAAAGAAGGGTAAAACGAGATTGAGCGTTTGACTAGGAATAGTGTCTCCTGGACCGTGAGGATCGATCATGTCGCCAATGTTGCCAATCATTTGATCGTAAGCGGCGCGTTTACTAGCTTCGACAGTGAACTGAGAATAGGCATCCAAATGATAATTGTGGATGGTGTGAGCAAACAAATCGTTGAAAGAAATGCTCGTCTCTCGAATGAGATTGTGCATGAAATTTTTGGTCCAACGAAGGCGACCGTTGGCGGCAAAGCTATTGGTAATTTTGAGAGTGACGGCGGGAACGACGACGCGAAGCCACACGTGAATGAGGTAGTCACCGGCGCGACTGACGCTGACACTCCACTCTTGCCCGAAACCGGCATTGCCGTTGTTGCGCGACAACAATACGGGAATCTGAGTGAACCAAGTCGATTTCAAGGTGGAGCGGACAAAGTAAACGATGGCATCGGGTCCCGAGTACATGTACTTTTCGATCTCATCCAATGTTGCAATATCAATAAATCCTGAAGTGATATTCGATTGCGCCATTTTTTGATAATATATTTATTATAACGCCAGAATAGATTTTTGTTGATTAAAAATTCCTAGTTTAGATGTAAAGATGGATAATATCTTGGAATTTCACAAACAAATAGAAACACATTTTAAGGAGGAAATTAGTCAGCTAGAAGGGTTGACGACTCGCGAACAACAAGTGTGCGACTACCTGTCGCAACCGTGGCTCTCGGAACGCGTTCGCAGTCACTTGATTGACGATCTGGACGAGATTCGTACCACCATTAAAAATATTAATTTTATTCGTTTCTATTTCGTAGAAATTCGTTCGATTCTCAAAGAGTACGTGCAGCTGATGCAAATGCCGACGGTGAACACGTTCTTCCAGAAAGAGGACGGCACCAAGCAGCAGCATCACGCGCGTAAAACGTACGTGGTGAAAAATTTTTGGGAAATTTTTGATTGCTACAAAAAGTACTACTACAACGTCAAAGTGGTCGATCAGCAAAAAGACGATCCGAACACGTGCCAGTATTGCGGTTCGACTCTCGGCTACTTTTTCGACGAAACAGTCAACATTTGCTACACGTGCAAATCGGAGAAAGTCTACTTTATACAGTCGAGCAATACGGACACGACGCGCGTCAATCCCAAATACATTTACGATCGAAACCAACATTTTCGCGACTGCATGATACGTTTTCAGGGTAAACAAAAGAACACTATACCTCCAACTATTTTAGAAAATATTAGTAACCATTTGAGCGACTATCGGTTGACGACCATCAGTCTCAGTCACGTGTGTATGATTATGAAAAATTTAGGCTACAGTAAGTACTATGACGACTACGTGTTGATTCACCATTTGATTACGGGTCAACCTCCGTGCGACATTTCCTTCATTGAAGAGCAGCTCTTGCAAGAATTTGACATCATCAATATGGAGTTGAAGAATTTCAAGGAATTGAATAAGAAAAATTTTAATACACAATACATCTTATTTTTACTACTAAAGCATCACAATATCAACGTTCACGCTGATCATTTCATGTTGATAAAATCCAATGAAAGAAAACTATTGACAGATAAAATTTGCAAAACTATCTTTAAATCGCTAGGTTGGAAGTTTAACAGTATCCTCTGAACACACTGCACACAATGTTGTTTCGCTTCTTCAAGAAACCCTTCTCATTGACTGCCGCTACGGTACCGACCATTCACGGTTTGTACGGCGTGACCAAGAAACGTGATGGAGAACTGGTGGCCATCAACGGAGACGGATACGCGTACGACATCAACGAAAAGAGAGTGTGCCAAGTGCCGACGTTTCCTCACATGGAATTCGTGGCCTACGGCGAATACATCAAAGGCGACGAAAACAAAGACGACGTTATTTATCTGTTTGAGACCAACAGTTTTCGAGTGGATTACACGAAACGACACGATTCCCTGAAAAAATTGGTCGACAACAAGATCCTATTTCTCAACAATTGCGTCTTTACGTCGTACCCGTTCAATTACATTCGAGATCATTACGATAGCGTCGATGAGGGCTTCATTTTAACGCGAGTTCACGGCAAAAGTCCCGTGTACAAATACAAAAAGTCCAACGACACGGTCGATTTCTACATCAAAGACGGCAAATGTTGGTGCCTCATTGCTCGAGCGCAGTACGACGAATTGAACGACACGCCTCCCGATACAGACGCCAATTATTTTCTGGTCGAATTCACACCGTGCAGCGAGTATCGTGGCGAGGAAACGGATTGCGTCGTCGAGTGCCACTGGAAGGAAGATGCCAATCAAGACGCGGCGTCAACCGATAAAGTCGGAGCGTGGTACGGTTACCGCGTGCGCCAGGACAAGACGGATCAATTCAAAGCCACCGGATGCGGACCGAACAATTGGAAAACGTGCATGGATCACTATGAAAATTTCTTGAATCCATTGACATTAGAAAAAATATTTTCCTTGTTGTAAAAGAAGCATAATAAATGGGAAATGCTAAATCGACTAACGTAGCTAAAGCAGTCGTAGATATCTATTCGAAAATAGCCGCTGAAACGGTACAGACGAGCACCATTAGTACGAGTAACACGCAAATCATCAGCGTCGACGGTAGCGGTGGCGATGTCAACATTAGCGGCAACACCATCACGCAAACGGCCAAAGTCAACATGACGGTATTGATGGACAGCATCAGTAATGTCGATTCGCAAAAAAGAATCGGCGTGCAACTCGATCAATTGGCGAAATCGTTGGTGAGCGGATTGAATTTTTTTACTTTTGACGATGCCAAGAATACGGCAGAATCTATCGTGAAAAGCCAAACGACCATCAACAACGCTATCCGTCAATCGTGCGTGTTGAACGCCAACAACGTGCAAAGCATCACCATCAAGAACGTCAAAGGTAGCGTCAACATTACCAACAACGTTCTGAGTCAGATGAGCGAAATATTCGACAAGTGCGCGCTGAAAAGCGTGCTCGGCGTGAAAGCCATCGACGACGTGCAACAACGATTGAATCAGGAAGCCGAATCGAAATTGGAAGGTTTCAATTTGGCCTGGTTAGCGGCGGCCGTTTTGGCTTTCGTGCTCGTGCCCGTGCTGGTCGCGGCGCGAGTCACGTCCAACGCTTTGCGTTTCGTTTTTCCTCTCATGATCGCCATCGGAGGCGTGTTTTTTGCCTTGTACTTTACCCTAGGAAAAACGTACATGAAATCGTCCAATTACACGCGACCGTTCAGAGACACCTGTACCGGTAATGTGGACGGTAGCGTTCCAAGGACGACTATCGTTCGGCAAGCCATGGATGCGTGCCTGAAATCGTCATCGTGTCGCGTCGTCGACGCTCGTCTGACGGAAACGGGTGGCACCGTCGCCAAACAAGTGCCCGAAATCACTTTCTACAAGAGCGGCGACGGATGTAAATTTCAGTTTTACCCGCAAGGAGTCGTTCAATTGGCCGCCGTTGACGTTACCGCTGTTAAAACTACCGATAGATACCAATGGTTGCTCTACGTAGGAATCACTATGATTATCGGCGGATTACTGGGAACAATCATTCAACGAGTCAGAAATAATGGCAGTAGCAGTAGTAGTACAAGTTTGACCACGAGTGAATTGACGTCGTTTCCTTCGATAGAATAAAGATTCGAATCTCTCAGAAAGTGATTTGAATCTAAGCGCCACCTAAATAGTAGGCTTGAAACATGTTGCAATTTTCCAAAACGTCGAAATCCTGCGGCAACGAATTGGTCATAAAATACGCCGACACGTAATCGGTGGATCCATTCAAAACAAAAATAGCGTCGACTTTAGCCGTAAATGTTGTCAAATTACTTTGCGTGGAATTATTCCACGAATTGACGTCTTGCCACAAGGGATTCATGGCCGCATTTTGAGCCAAACAAAAATGAATACGATTACCGCCCAATGTTCGAGGAGCCCAAGCAGTCGCGCGAATCGACCACACGCCGGCTTTTTTAGGTTGAAATTTTCCACTAGCATACCAGCCGCCGGTAGTGTCGTAACGTTTGGTAAAGTACGACGCCAAAGTCCACGTATTGGCTACAGCATTAAAATAAGCAAACACGTTGGTGTACTGGAGATACAACAAACTGGTTGAAGTCGCGCTTTGATTGGAAGTCGAACAGCACGTTTCAAGCTGAGCGGAAGTGAAACCGGCACCCACTAAATTACCATTAGCATCCAACATCAACAACGTATTAGCCGGAGCCGTCGATTTCTTTTGAAAAGTCGAATCTATTTTACTAGATGACCACAATGAAGTGGTAGACGGAGCACCCAATAAGCCGGAATCTTTAATATCGGATTTCAAGAGGACGTTGTTGGTGGCGGCGAGAGCATTGGAAGCTTGCGTGCAGCACGCGTTGATAAATGTGGGAGTCAAGCCGCTGTCGACTAAATTACCGCTAGCATCGGGCATCAGCAGAGCGTTAGCCGGCGCCGTCGTCTTTTTCTGATAGGTCGCATCGATTTTGCTGGACGAATACAATTTCGTGGCAGAAGTGGACGTGTCGACGATATCCGTTTTCAACAACGAATTATTGCTAGCAGCGAGAGCGTTGGAAGCTTGCGTGCAGCACGCGTTGATAAACGTGGGAGTCAAACCGCTGTCGACTAAATTACCGCTAGCATCGGGCATCAGCAGAGCTTTGGCCGGAGCCGTCGTCTTTTTCTGGAAAGTGGCATCGATCTTGCTGGACGAATACAATTTCGTGGCTGACGTGGACGTGTCGACGATATCCGTTTTCAACAAAGAGTTGGTGGCGGCATTGGCGGCCTGAGCGCAACACGCCTCTATAGATGTTTTCGTCAAACCACTATCTACTAGATTACCGCTAGCGTCTGGCGTTAGAATAGCATTAGCGGGAGCCGTAGTTTTCTTTTGATACGTGGCATCTATTTTGCTAGACGAATACAGTTTCGTAGCGGATGTGGACGTGTCGACAATATCGGTTTTTAGTAAAGAGTTATTGCTTGTAGCTAGAGCGTTGGAAGCTTGCGTGCAACACGCGTTGATGAACGTCGGTGTCAAGCCGCTGTCCACTAGGTTGCCGTTGGCGTCAGGCATGAGCAAAGCATTGGCTGGCGCGGTGGTTTTCTTTTGATAGGTGGCATCGATTTTGCTCGACGAATAGAGTTTGGTAGCCGATGTCGAAGTGTCGACGATATCGGTTTTCAATAGGGAATTGGTAGCGGCATTAGCGGCTTGCGTGCAGCACGCTTCGATAGATGTTTTCGTCAAGCCACTGTCGACTAAATTTCCGCTAGCGTCCGGCATGAGAATAGAATTAGCAGGAGCTGTCGTTTTCTTTTGATAGGTGGCATCGATTTTGGTTGAACTGTACAATTTAGTAGCCGATGTCGAAGTGTCGACGATATCCGTTTTCACTAGAGCGTTTGTGCTGGCCGTCAACGCGTTGGAAGCTTGTGTGCAACACGCGTTGATGAACGTCGGTGTTAAGCCGCTGTCCACTAGGTTGCCGCTAGCGTCAGGCATGAGCAAAGCATTGGCTGGCGCGGTAGTTTTCTTTTGATAGGTGGCATCGATTTTGCTCGACGAATAGAGTTTCGTCGCTGATGTGGACGTGTCGACAATATCGGTTTTCAATAGGGAATTGGTGGCGGCACTGACAGCTTGCGTGCAGCACGCTTGGATGGCTGTGGGTGTCAGTCCGCTGTCGACTAAATTACCGCTAGCGTCGGGCATCAGCAAAGCATTGACCGGTGCTGTCGTTTTCTTTTGATACGTGGCATCGATTTTGGATGAACTGTACAATTTAGTAGCCGAAATGGACGTGTCGACAATATCGGTTTTCAATAAGGAATTGGTGGCAGCACTGGCAGCTTGCGTGCAACACGCTTGAATACCGGCTGGTGTCAATCCGCTGTCCACTAGGTTGCCGCTGGCATCGGGAACCAAGATTGCGTTGGCCGGCGCTGTCGTCTTTTTTTGAAAGGTGGCATCGATTTTGGAAGAACTATAAAGTTTGCTAGTGGACGTTGTCGTGTCGACGATATCACTTTTTAATAAGGCATTGGCTACAGCTGTAGTGGCGTTGCTGGTTTGTTGGCAGCAGGCGCTAATGAATGCCGGCGTGATGCCGCTGTCGACTAAATTACCATTGGCATCGGGCATGAGCAAAGCATTAGCCGGAGCTGTCGTTTTCTTTTGATACGTGGCATCGATTTTGCTTGACGAATAGAGTTTCGTCGTGGAAGTGGACGTGTCGATGATATCTGTTTTCAAAAGCGAATTAGCGGCAGCACTGGCAGCTTGCGTGCAACACGCTTGAATACCGGCTGGTGTCAGCCCGCTGTCCACTAGATTGCCGCTGGCGTCAGGCATCAAAAGCGAGTTGGCTGGCGCGGTCGTCTTTTTGGCATAAGTAGCATCGATTTTACTCGACGAATAAAGTTTGGTAGTCGATGTGGACGTATCGACAATGTCGGTTTTCAATAAGGAATTGGTAGAGGCACTGACTGCCTGCGTGCAACAAGCTTGGATGGCTGTCGGTGTCAGTCCACTGTCCACTAGGTTACCGTTGGCGTCGGGCATGAGCAGCGAGTTGGCTGGCGCTGTCGTCTTTTTGGTATACGTCGCATCGATTTTAGCCGAACTGTAGAGTTTGTCAGTGGCCGTGGACGTGTCGACAATATCGGTTTTAAGTAGGGAATTGGTGGCGGCACTGACAGCTTGCGTGCAGCACGCTTGGATGGCTGTCGGTGTCAGTCCACTGTCGACTAGGTTGCCGTTGGCATCGGGAACCAAGATTGCGTTGGCTGGCGCCGTGGTTTTCTTTTGATACGTGGCATCGATTTTAGAAGAACTATAAAGTTTGGTAGCCGAAGTGGACGTGTCGACGATATCACTTTTCAATAAAGCGTTGGCCACAGCGGTAGTAGCGTTGGTGGTTTGTTGGCAGCAGGCGCTAATGAAAGCCGGAGTGATGCCGCTGTCGACCAAGTTACCGTTAGAGTCGGGCATGAGTAACGTATTGGCCGGCGCCGTGGTTTTCTTTTGATACGTCGCATCGATTTTGGATGAACTGTAGAGTTTATCGGTAGATGTCGACGTGTCAATAATATCGGTTTTCAATAAGGAATTGGTGGCGGCATTGACAGCTTGCGTGCAACACGCTTGAATACCGGCTGGTGTCAATCCGCTGTCCACTAGGTTGCCGCTGGCGTCAGGCATCAAAAGCGAGTTGGCCGGCGCTGTCGTTTTTTTGCTATACGTAGCATCGATTTTGGACGAACTGTAAAGTTTGTCAGTAGATGTCGATGTATCAACAATATCGGTTTTCAGTAAGGAATTGGTGGCGGCACCGACAGCTTGCGTGCAGCACGCTTGGATGGCTGTAGGAGTGAGGCCACTGTCGACTAAATTTCCATTGACGTCGGGCATGAGCAACGAATTGGCTGGAGCGGTCGTTTTCTTTTGATAGGTGGCATCGATTTTACTTGACGAATAGAGTTTAGTAGCCGAAGTGGAAGTGTCGACGATATCGCTTTTCATCAAAGCATTGGAAACGCCAATTTTAGCGTCAGCCGTTTCTTGGCAACAAGCACTGATGAAAGCCGGCGTAATGCCGCTGTCGACCAGATTACCATTGGCATCTGGCATGAGTAACACATTGGCTGGCGCCGTCGTCTTTTTGGTAAACGTAGCATCTATTTTAGAAGAACTGTAGAGTTTATCGGTAGATGTCGACGTGTCGACAATATCGGTTTTCAATAAGGAATTGGTAGCAGCATTAACAGCTTGCGTGCAGCACGCTTGGATGGCGGTAGGAGTTAGGCCACTGTCCACTAGATTGCCGTTGGCATCGGGCATGAGAAGCGAATTGGCTGGTGCTGTCGTTTTCTTTTGATACGTCATGTCGATTTTGGAAGAACTGTAAAGTTTATCGGTAGATGTCGATGTGTCGACAATATCTGTTTTCAATAAGGAATTGGTAGCAGCGCCAACGGCTTGCGTGCAACACGCTTGTATGGCACTAGGCGTCAGTCCACTGTCCACCAAATTACCGTTGGCGTCGGGCATGAGTAAAGCATTGGCTGGAGCGGTGGTTTTCTTTTGATACGTCATGTCAATTTTCGAAGAACTATAAAGTTTATCGGTAGCCGTAGACGTGTCGACGATATCGACAATTTTCAACGATTCATTGGCGGCTGTTATAGCGGCCGTGCAACACGTGGTAATAGCCAAAGGCGTGAGACCGCTGTCGACCAGATTACCGTTGGCGTCGGGCATGAGTAGCGAGTTGGCTGGCGCTGTCGTCTTTTTGGTATACGTGGCATCGATTTTGCTGGACGAATACAATTTGTCGGTGGCCGTGGACGTGTCGACGATATCTGATTTCATGAGTCCATTGGCTGAACCGGTAGCGGCTTGAGCGCAACAATTTTGAAGAAATTGTGGAGTGAACCCGCTGTCGACGAGATCGCCTTTAGCGTCGACGACGACGATAGCATTGGCAGGAGCGATAGCTTTCTTCTGGAACGTGTCGTCAATTTTCAGAGACGAATACAATTTAGTCGCCGAGAGGGACGTGTCGACGATATCTGATTTGAGTAGCGAGTCAGAAGCGGCGTTGGCAGCTTGCGTGCAACACGCTTGAATAGCCGCCGGCGTCAATCCACTGTCAACCAGATTGCCGTTGGCATCGGGCATGAGGAGAGCGTTAGCCGGAGCCGTGGTTTTCTTTTGAAACGTGGCGTCTATCTTGGGAGCGCTGTACAACGCGTTGCCACCGCCGTCAATAATATTGCTCGGCGACAAAGCGTTGCGAGCCGTTTCGCAGCACGCATTGACGATAGTGGGCGTCAGTCCGCTGTCGACTAAATTTCCGTAGTCGTCCATCATGAGTAAATGTTGAGAACCGGCGACAGCTCGTCGTTGGTAATTGGTATCAATATAATTGGAACTGAACGTGGTAGTGTAGTCGACGATCGTGTCCTTGATTTTATCGCAACACGAAGGCAAACTGTAGGGTGTGGTAACGATATCGCCGTTGGTATCGGTCGATAAAATACTATTGGCCGGCAATGTCACCATTTCCAGTGCGCCAGTATAGGCGTTGTACGTGACTGGTCGTTGGGTGACACTTGTTTCCGGTTTTTTAACGTACGTGGCATCCGTTTTCAAACTGCTGTAAAGACCATCGGATTTAGGCTGAACGTCGTCGATTAACGCTTTAATACTTTCGCAACACGACGTGATGAAAGGAATACCGATTTGTGAACTGGAAACGTTGCCGACGGCATCGGCGACTAAAATGGCGCCCGGTTCCAATTTAGTTCGTCGCAGAAAATTCTTGTCGGTAAAACTACTGCTGAACGTGTTGGTCAAACTAGCCGTCGTGTCATTGATGATTTTTTGAGGGCAACATTCGGCGAGTTCTTTGGTTTTCACCGACGACGAAATGAGAGCACCAGTCACGGGATCGGTGACGACGACCCGATCGGGAACTAAACTCAACATTTGACCTTCGGGACCAGTCTTTTTAAAGTAGGCGCTAGTGTAAATAGCCCCAGATAATACCAACATAACCAAAGCCACAAAGAGAGCTAATTTAGCCGTTTCATTCATTTATTGATATATACAATTAATTTAATGGTAATGAGACAATCCGACTAAAACAGTTTCATAGAAATAATTTTTTTATGAAACTCTATTCATTATTAATCGAAATATAAAATAGAGGTTTTTTCGTGGTCATGTGTCCGTAAATAGGATCTCCTTGATAGTGAAAACCGCACGCATTGGAAGCATCGATAAGATAGTTGAGGTGATGAAGTTGGATAATTTTCTCGACGTATTTACACTTGTCCGATTTGAAACTGAAAATACAAAAGTAATCATCAGAAAGACCAAACATGAGCGGAGGCAAATGTTCGCAAGCGTACAGTGTACCTTTGATGAAGAGAAATTTACCTGCGTAAAACGAGTTTGAAAAGTCTTCCGTACGCCGATTGACGTGAAACGTGACGCGAGCACCGTGATGCGTCAAATAAGCATTACGAATATTGTAGGGTACATCTTTTCTGAAGATGGAAATGGCGTTGTAAGGCGAACGGTCGCTAGAGATTTTATCGACCCAACAATTGATGGGAAATTTGTAAACGTGACCATAAGTGTTTTCTATGACGGTAAAAGTGGATTCAAACCAGCGAATATCCGGTATGGATGTTTTTATAAAATTTTGATAGTTTTTATAGACGTGCAATTTGTTGACGTTCAAAACGAGTTTGGCATTTTCCTTGACAACGGTCGTGTTTTTGAAAGGCGTCGATATTTGAAGATCGCTTTCCTTGTCGTAAATGACACTGCCGTACAAATGACAATAGCGTTCGAGCCCGACAATGAGATCGCTGGGTTTACGTATGGCCGCGCAGACGACACCGACGTCGTGTTGCGGCAAAATGAAACGATCGCGTTGGAGAGCGGGTTGAGTCAAATCGACCACCTGGTCGTACATGCAATCGCAAAATTGTTGAATGGCTTTTAAAATGGGATGCTGAGGTGCTTGACGAGCGATAATCTGATAGAGATGTAAACAGAAATATTGTATTTCTACAGTGAGCAGTTTAGAGCGAGTGTCTCTAGTTGTCTTGAAGAGTTCCGATATGGCTGGTGTTCGACTGAAATTGTGCGGCGCACACTGGAAATCGCCTCTCAAATGAGGATCGATACTGTGTCGCAAATCCATGGTGCAAAATCCAAAGTCGATCAACCTCGCTTCATATGCCATGTGAGGCAGATAAATGCCTCGTTTTTTATTGGCGTCGGCCAAAAGAAATGACGACGTCGATTTGGCCACCATCACGTTACGTAAATGAACATCAAAGTGTACCATTCCCAAATATTGCTTGATAATGTAAAAAGAATAGGTTAACTGGAAAAGAAATTGAATGACGTAGTCGACGGTGAGATGCGGTAAAAAAGTCATGACTTCATACGAGTAGCGTTCTATGAAGAGAACGTAATCTTTGTCGACAATGTTGGCACTGATGTAGTTGCAGAGAAAAGGACAGACTTTCATTTTGTTCAAATAGGAAATGAATGGGCAAAAATAAATTTCAGCCAAATCAAAGTCGAGCAACCAAACGCCTTCAAACAAAAGAGCCGATTGTTTGAAACCGTTATTGTTCATTTTGACGATGACATCAGCTTGTTTGCGGTCTACCACCTTGTGACCGTTGATTTCTAATTCGTAAATGGCTCCAAAGCCTCCCTTGGTGAGAGGAACTAGGCGATAGAGACCGCGTTTCCAAAAGTACTCAAAATCTTTATTAGTTAGACTGTTAATGGCTGTAGCGACATTATTAAAAAAAGAAGCAAACATTTTATCGAGAGAAAAGCAGTAAATAGTATTCATGATGCAACTCGTTTATTGAGAAAAAAAATTTTCATTCATCGTTCAAAAAAACCGTAACAAAAGCGGTAATATTGGTATTGCAGCGAGGGCAGATGCCGTACTGACAAGCGCAGGTGGCGCAGAGAAACGAACATCCGCACGGTAGGAGAACGGTGTCTGCAGTGTTGGGACATTCGTCGCAAAGAGTGGCGTCATTCACCGAGATTCGCGTACGTTGGTCGTGCAGAGGACAAAAAAGGGCGTGTTCATCGATAGAGTTGCAGACAAAGCAAACGTTTTCGTTGCACGAAGCGTGACGAAAAAAGCCTTTAGAAGCTAAATGCAAATAATTGGGATCTCTGTTATAAGAGATGAAGCGCAATTCAAATTTGGCCCACGCCGGATGATTCATCTGCATCGGATAGGCTAAAAAGTTAAAATTTTAAAATAATCAGCAGGTTGGCGACAGAGCGGACAGTGGTCGACATTTAGAGCACAATTGGGACAACAAACGACATGTTTGCAGGGAAAAAGAATGGTGGCGGCTTCGAAACAAACGACGCACGTCGAGCGAGACTTTTTACCTGGCACGTGTTGGTAAAAAATACAACTCGACGAATGAGAGTCAACGTTGCCACAGTAAATACATAATTTCTGGATCCAAATGTCTTTCACGGTGGCTTGCAACATGGCACCGAATGATTCCATCATAAACATTTCACCTACAATCTGCGTCGAAATTCCCGTCATGCCGCAGTTGCAGACTTTAAAAAAGATGGGCGTCGATTTATAGGGAAATATATAGAGACATTGCAATTGGGATTTGAGACATTTCAAGCAATTAAAAACTACGTAAGCAGAATGTGATTGATAGAAGCCACACGAGGCGGCGGACGAGTCGATGGTTTTCGCTCGATTGTCCACCGACATGAAATACTTGAAAAAAGGGGAACGAAATCGCGAAAACCCTACACACACACACATACACACAGATACACACAGATAAGTAAAAGTTCAACATAGCAGCAAAACAACAGTAAACTCACCCAAAGAATTTAAATAAGGACAGCAATCGCAAGATGTCAACGATGAAAACGTCGTCGTCGACATCATGGCTCCAGCCGAAAAAGGAGCTAAAGCAGTCGAAGCCATAAAAGCAGCTGGCGGAGTAGAAATGACTGGAGCAGGCATGGTTATGAGTATGGTAGCGAAAATGCGGACCATTTTATACGCAGTTGTGGATCGAAATCGTCATGACAATGCAAAAACCCAACAAAAATTGTCATGACAACGGGAAATAGCCACAGAAATTGTCATGACTACGGAAAATAGCCACAGAAATTGTCATGACTACGGAAAATAGCTACAGAAATTGTCATCACTACGGAAAATAGCCACAGAAATTGTCATGACAACAACGATAACGCGTAGCAAACGGCGAGGAAAACGTTGGAAACTTGAAGCAAAACGTTTACACTTTTTTGCTAAGGAAATGTTGCAAAACGTTTACACTTTTTGCTCTGGAAATGTTGCAAAACTTTACACTTTTTGCTCTGGAAATGTTGCAAAACTTTACACTTTTTGCTCTGGAAATGTTGCAAAACTTTACACTTTTTTGCACTTTTTTTTGCTCTGGAAATATTGCAAAACGTTTACACTTTTTGCTCTGGAAATGTTGCAAATCGTTTACACTTTTTGCTCTGGAAATGTTGCAAAACGTTTACACTTTTTTGCACTTTTTTCTCTGGAAATGTTGCAAAACGTTTACACTTTTTTGCTCTGGAAATGTTGCAAAACGTTTACACTTTTTGCTCTGAAATCCGGTGTGTCACACAAAGAAACAATGTTTTCACAAACTTTAGGAAATCCAGTGTGTCACACAAAGAAACAATGTTTTCACAAACTTTAGGAAATCCGGTGTGTCACACAAAGAAACAATGTTTTCACAAACTTTAGGAAATCCGGTACGTCAAACACACAAAACAGTGTTTTCCCAAAACTTTTCCTGTTTGTCACGTGATTTGTCAGGGAATACTCGAGCAAAATACGAAAAGCCGCACGGAAGTTGGAACAAGTGATTTTTTCCGTGGAATCCAAGAAAAACTTGTTCCCAAAACTTTTTCTGTTTGTCAAGGAATACTCAAGCAAAATACGAAAAGCCGCACTGACGTTGGAACAAGTGAATTTTTCCCAAAAATCCAAGAAAAACTTGTTCCCAAAACTTTTTCTGTTTGTCACGTGACCGTCAGGGAATACTCAAGCAAAATACGAAAAGCCGCTTTTACGTTGGAACAAGTGATTTTTTCCCTGAAATCCAAGAAAAACTTGTTCCCAAAACTTTTTCT